GTTTCCATTTCTTATTCGGGAACCCGGGTATTTATGGGGGGATTAGATAGTTAAACGTTTAACTACTATGGGTGTCTAATGGTTTGCATTAGATACTGTTAGAGCGATTAGGGAGACTAATGAGAACGTGGAATGACGGCTATGAGGCGGGGTTCAATGCTGGCCGTCTGCGTGGGCGGGCCGCTGTGGTGGAAGAAGTATGGGCGTTCATCCGCGACCACGGCACGCCGGTCACCGGAAAGGGCGAAACGACGTTGAGCGTTGACGCACTGTTTCAGCAGATAGACCCTAGGAGGGAATCATGACGGACGCACTGTTCAGCCAGCCCCGGCGCAAGTCCGGCGCTGCGGAAGCCCTGCTAAGGCGGACGCTGCGGGCATGGCATGACGCCGGCCACTTGGACGGTAACGCCTACGCCGTTCATCGGGGCATCCTGCGGGATGCAGCTAGGGCTGTGGATGCCGCTCGGGAGGCGTCAAGGAATGGTGAGTGTTCGGACCACACGTTCGCACGGGTCAACAAGATGTTCTTGGAAACCGTGCAGGCTTTCGGTCCGGGAAAGGAACCTAGCCATGACGATATTGACACCCTCATTGCGAATATCAGTAGCGGCCCCGCGCTATTCCACGACTAGAAACCCCGCGAACCCTACGCACGGCCCCGGTGTCGCTTCCGTAGCCGCTGTGCTGGGTTGGCCACTGCTGCCGTGGCAGCGGCATATCGCGGACGTCGCCTGCGAGATTGACCCCGCTACGGGAACGTGGCGCTACCCGACAGTCGTGATTTCGACGCCCCGGCAGGCAGGCAAGTCCAGTCTCTTGGGTGCGATCCTCACTCATCGCGCAATGACACAGCGGGATTCCCTGCACTGGTACACAGCACAGACGGGCCTAGCGGCTAGGGACACATGGCGAAAGTGGGAGTGGAAACTCTCGGAAGCCATGCCGGGGCGGTGGAGGATGCGCCGCGCAGCCGGTGAGGAACGCGCCACGTTCCTATCCACGAACGGTTTCGTCCGGGCGTTCCCACCGACACCCAAGAGTCTGCACGGCCAGCAGTCGGACACTGTGGTCATAGACGAATGCTTCTCATTCACACCCGATCAGGGCGATTCCCTACTGCAAGCCGTCGTCCCCACACAGGCGACACGCCGTAACCGCCAAATGTTCATCATCAGCACAGCCGGTAACGATGAGTCCGTGTGGTTTCGGGCGTGGATTGAGAAAGGGCGTGCCGCCGTCAACGACCCGACGTCCAACATTGCTTTCTTCGAGTGGTCCGCGCCGGATGACGCACCGATTGACGACCCGGTGACGTGGCGCAACTACCATCCCGGCTACCCGACCCTCATTGATGACGCGGCTATGGCTGCTGCCATGGATCAATTCGGACCGGAAGGGTTCGCTAGGGGATATTTGAACCGTTGGCCTACGGCTGAACTGTCCTGGCGGGCGGGTTGGCCAGCGTTGGCGTCCACGGACGTCCTACCCGTTGACGCCCCGGTGTTCATTGCAGCGGACGCGGCCCCGAACCACAGGACAGCGGCCATCGTCGCTGCCGGGTCACTCCCTGACGGACGAATAGCGGTGGAAGTCCTGTCCACGGGTGACGGGGTGGACTGGCTGCTTCCCCGGCTGGTGGACCTGCACAGGAAGCACAGGTGCAAGGTGATCGTCCAACGCACCGGGCCACTCGGCTACATGATTGAGGAACTGGAACGCGCCGGCGTGCGGGTGACGTCTGCGACGGAAGCGGACTACGGGGACGCCGTAGCACGATTCCGCACCATGGCCGCTGCCGGGGAACTCGCCCACCAGTCCGACCCGCGCCTCAACTCTGCCGTGGATGGGGCGGTGTCCCGGAAGCGGGGGGACCGGGAAGTATGGTCCCGTAAGGACGCCAACGTCGATCTAGCCCCACTGGTGGCGGCCACGTTCGCCGTCTGGCAGGCAGCCACCCCGCCACCCGTCCCCATGGTCATTTCCCTGTCCCGGTAGTGGTATAGTAGATGTACCAGACCGGAGAGGAACTAATGATGAACGATTCCGAATACCAGAGAACGCTGCGGCAACTTGACGCCAACCGCATGGCATGGCGCTACTGGCAAGAGGGGGAAGCCAAGGCCAAAGCCGAACTCATTGCCTACGTCCAGTCCAACGCTGCCGAATTTTCCGAATACACATTGGCAACAAAATTAGGCGTGACCCGTAAGACTGTCCGCTCTTGGCTAGGGAAGTGACCATCATGGAGAGATTCCTGTACGAGATTCGCTCTAACCGGACCGCCACCGTCGCCCTTATCGTGGGGCTTATCGGCGTGGCAATCGCCCACTACGTCTTCGGCATCATGTAATCTCATCGCTCGGAATACCCCTCAGACTCGACCCTGAGGGGTATTCCTATTTCCCGACACACCGATAATTTCGGAAAGTGTAGGTGACCCCGCCATGATTAGCGCATGGCGTTATTCAAGCGGAGAACCCAACTAATTGAGCGGGCGGAATCCGTAGCCAAGGAAACCCGCGCCATGAGCGGGGACTCCCTTATCGACGCGCTAGAGGGATTATCCCGGAACGTGTGGTGGTCCGTATCGGACGACCTAGCGATGAGGGTTCCGGCTTTCCGTCGGGCAACGAACCTTATTTCGGGGACCGTCGCCCAATTGCCGCTCGTCCAGTGGCGTAACGGGGAACTAGTCGAGGATAACCCGCTGCTGCGGCAGCCGGAAGCAGACCGGGCTTCGTGGGTGACGATCCAACGGCTGGTGCAGGATCTCGCCCTGTACGGCAAGGGCTACTGGATGGTCCGTGACGTTGACGCCGCTGGATACCCGACAAAGGTGCGGGCGTTGGAGGCGGAGGAAGTCACCGAACCCGACGACAACCCGTATGTCGTGCTGTGGAAGGGCAAGGAATGGCCCGTATCCCACCCGGCGGGTCCGGGGACACAGGTCGGGCAAGTCATCGTGTTCACCGGGTTCGATGAGGGCGTACTGGTTGACGGGGCGCAGTCCATCGCCCTAGCCATCGCGCTGGAGGAAGCCGCCAAGCGTTACGCGGACGTCCCGCTGCCATCCATCGCCCTGAAGAACACCGGCGCGGACTTGCCCCCGGATCAGGTGGAGGCGCTGCTGGCCGCATGGGAGGATGCCCGCGCCAACCGCGCCACCGCATACCTGTCGTCCGTCGTGGACACGGAGACTTTCGGCTTCTCGCCTGCTGAATTGACGCTCACGGAAGCCCGCAACTTCGCCTCACTGGAGATTGCCCGCCTGTTCAACCTTGACGGGTTCTGGATTGGTGCGAACATGGCAGGCGCATCCCTTTCCTACTCAAACCGCGTGGATCTGCGTAAGGACCTCATCGATATTACGCTGGTCGATTACATGGCCCCGATTGAACAGCGGCTCTCTATGCGCGATGTGACGCCGACCCTCACATCGAACGTGGTGCGTTTCTCCACCGTCGATTTCCTGCGATCCAACCTCGCAGACCGGGTAGCCATCGTCACCGCTCTACTGCCGTACCCGGGCGTGATGAGTGAAGCGGAAGCCCGCGATTTCCTCAGAGACACACCATCGAAGGGTGGCCCCGCATGACCACGACCATGGACCTGACCACTGTCCTGACGTTCCGGGAGACACCAGACAATCCCGACGTCGCCGCTACCTTTGAGGGTGTGGCCGTCCCGTATGGGGAAGCCGCAGACCTGGGTGGCATTCGGGAAGCCTTCGGTCCCGGCGCGTTCGACCCTGCGGAGGTTGTCGGGAAGCCGTTGTGCTGGCGGCACGGTGAACCCATCGGGAAGATTACCCACGCGGAGAACACGGACACCGGGCTTAACGTGCGGGGCGATATCGCCAACACGACGTTGGGCCGGGACGCTGCAGTGATGGCCCGTATGGGTATCGGACTGTCCGTCGGGTTTGAACCCCGTGAGTCCGTGTGGAATAGGACTAAGGATTTCGTCACCCACGTCCGCGCTGGACTCGGGGAACTATCGCTCACCCATATGCCCGCCTACGCAAGTGCGGGCGTGACCACCACAAGAGAGGAAACGCCAATGTCCGATACGGACACCATGACCGCGCCGGACAAGGCAGCAGCGGTTGAATACGCTACTAAGGATGAGGTTCTCTCCATTCGGGAGCGCATTGCCAGCATGGAAGCCCCCGCCCCGACCACGGAAGCGAATCCGCTTGCCGCGTTCCGTTCCCTCGGTGAGTACTCGCAGGCGGTCTACCGTGGCGAGATCTCGACCCGCGCCATCATCGACCAGATAACCGTCAACAACCCCGGCGTGTTGCAGCCGAATTGGGTGAACGAGGTCAAGGGCATTGTCTCCCACGGACGCCCCGGGATCACCGCCCTCGGTGTCGAGTCCGCTGGAAGTTCGGGCATGGACTTCAACTGGCCTTTCTTCGACGGCGACCTTGCCGCAATTGTCGCAGTGCAGGCAGCGCAGAAGACGGACGTCAACAGTGTCCGCATCGACATCAAGAAGGGTACGGCTTCGCTTGCCACCTACGCGGCAGCATCCGACATCTCGTACCAGTTGCTGATGCGGTCCGCCCCGTCGTACCTGGACGCGCATAACCGGATCATGGCCGCGTCATACGCCGCCGTCACCGATAACGCTTTCGTTGACGCGCTGGTCGCAGGTGGTACGGCTTCCGCCGTTGACTACGATCTGGCAGCGGACACCGACGGTCACCTTTTCCGGGCCGCTGTGTTCGCGGCATCGGTTGAGGTTGAGGCTGCAACCGGCAGCCCCGCGTCCGTCGTGCTGGTTGCCACGGATGTGTTCGCCAAGGCTGGTGGCTGGACCACCCTGTTCCCGGCCCCATACGGCACGATGAACGCCAACGGAACCGCCACTGCGTCCACCCTCTCGGTGTCCGTGTCCGGGCTTCCCGTGGTGCATGACCGGAACCTGGCAGCGGGTTCCATCATCGTGACGAACACTCTGGCCGCGTCGTGGATTGAGGATGGCCCGATGTTCGCGGACGCGGAGGTTCCGACCC